TTCAATGTCGTTGATTACAAGAATAATCCTGTCTTGCACAGGATAATCTTTACAAATATCTTTAAACGCCCTTCTAGCAATACTTTTCTTTTGCTCATCCGTCAGCGGCTTGCGGGGTTGTGGGTGGGTGTAGAGCGCCATGTTGACGGGCAGCACCATTGCTGAGTTTGTTGGCTCAACAATGAACCGTCCACCGTACACGCCAGTAACCACCGCCACAGGCTTATCTTGATCTTGCTTGGCTGGAGGTGTAAGTTTTGAAATAAGGTTTTTGTCGTCTTGAATTGCTTTGCATATAGCGCGGACAACTTCTTTTTGGCTTACAAATTTTTGCCCATTGTTTGTCACTTTGTCGGAGGCTCGATGCGCAACTACCATCATGTGACCATGCAAATCACGATGTTGCGCCACAGGCTCACCCTGCTCTGCCTTGGGTTGTGGGTGGGTGTAGACAGCCTCTTTAGTAGCTTGGTTATGCCCACAACTTGGACACATATAAGCACCATCAAACGGCGTATAACATCTGTCGCACAAATATGCTTCGCCCACAGGCTCTTGCTGCTCTTGCTTGGCTAGTGCTTCTTCTAGGGCTTTGATGGCTCTCAAAACTTCTTGTCTATCTTTTGCTAACGGTGTGGTTGCAACCTGCAACGCCTCAAGCGCCTGTTTCATTGCTTCAATGCTCATAATGTGTTTCCTTCATGAAAAATACGTTTTGCATTTAGATATGTTTCATACGCTTCATATTTGCAATCAAATCCACCTAAATATTTTATTTTTCCTTTAAATCTAATTTGCGTAATCCATTTTTTATTAGATTTGCTCCAACTAACGCCAAGTAATCCAGATTTTGAATTTGCATGAGCTTTTTTTTGATTTTGCATATTTAATTCATTTGTTGCAAGACGCAAATTTTGAATTCTGTTGTCATCTCGTATGCCGTTAATATGATCTACTTTTTTATTTTCTAAATTTCCATAAATCATCATCAAAGCAATTCTGTGTGCAAAAAATGGTTTATTGTTAATGTTTATAACTATATAACCGTCTTTGTCTTTACAACCTGCTTTTGATCCGGCCAATGCTTTTCCAGCCCTGCGAATTTTCCAAGTAAACATTCCTGTTTCTTGGTCATAATCCAATAATTCATTTAAATATTCTTTATTCATCTTCATCCTCCGACCAAGGATGTTTTACAGCGTCAGCGTATAAAGCCAAAGCCCCGCCAACAATAAATATTGTGACTACGATTGCTACGCCAATATCAATCCAATCCATGATTTTCCCTTTCAATGCGGTAATACAACGCAAAGCCAAACAACGCCGCCCAAATAGCCAGCATGGTTTTTAGATCGTTTGTCCAATTAGCCGTATCCCAAGACGCTGAAATGCCAGCACCTACGCAATACCAAAACGCATAGCTAACCACAAATGGTGTCATGCAATACCCAATGATTGAAAAGTAGCGTTTCATTTCATACTCCTTGTTTCAAAAAATCCATTCAAGTGTGGATGCTTTTTCATAAACCGTCTCGCTAGATGTGGTGTAACGTGGTCATTGATCTTCCATTCACTATTCGTTTCTTGTAAAGTTGAATGGTGACGTAAAAACTCAATGATTGTCCTGGCTGAATAGTGTCGGTGTCCCCTGCGATGAATCAACAGCGCCTGTTCTTCAAACGCTTTCCAGATGTGATTGTTTTCTGCAAACCAGTTCTCGATGTTCATAATGTGCCTCTTAATTCGTCAACAGGGGTTCAATTTCAGAATGGTACGATTTCGTCATCCTCGTCTTTTGGCAAGCCTTTGTAGCCTTCTTTTGGTTTTGGTTCGTTAAGATAGCACCATCCTGTCCAACCATCTTCAGTAATTGGAATCAAATCGATTTTCAACATTGGGCCTGATTTAGTTTCAACAACTGAACCCAGACGTTGATAACGGTTCTTTTCTTGACCTTCTTTGTTGGTGTATTTTCCAACGATTGCCACTACTTCATACATTGTTTTAGCCATTTTTCACTTTCTTTTCCATTGGTTTAATTCCAGATTTGATAAGCAATTCAAACACACAATCGCTGCAAATTCTTACATCTTGTTTTTGCCACCAAAATGTTGTTGCTGAACTTTTATGTTTTTTACAAACAAATTCATATTCTGGTTCTTTTTCTTTTAAGAACTTAAACATTTTTTGCTTTCTTGATTGCTGAACGATACTTGCTGTCTAACAAAGACCAGAGATAAGTTTTCTCCTCTGGGTCGGTGATTGATTCCCATTCTTTTAATGCTTCATCCATTTCGCCTGCATCCATGCTGGCAACAATAAATTTGGCGGAGGTTAACAAGTTTTCTTTGCGATCTTCTTTGACCATTTGTTCAACGGGTTTGGTCGGTGTGTGTTTGGGTACTGGTTTACTGGCGGCATTGCCATCATCATCTTCTGGGGCGATACCGCAAGCTGCCATCAATGAATAACGGCGACCATAGGTAAGCGCTGATGCGTAGCCCTGTGGGTCTTTCTTGGTGGCTGGAAAGTGAACAATGCCACATTCAAGCATCTCGCCTGACTCATGGACAAACACAGTCTCAACCATGATGCCATCGGCGCAGTCGTAGTTCTTCTGAAGCAGGTAGATGCCGTTGTTGTTTAAAGCGTCTATAACCGCTTCAACGCAAGCGGAAAGGTCTGCGTAGCGTGAACGGAAATGCGGGTTTGTAGAGGTCTTTAAAGCAGGGCCAAAAGCCTTTTGTGCTTTGACGAGTGCTGTTGCGATGTTTTTCATAAGAGTTTTACTTTCTTTACAAAATAAAAATATTTTGTTGCTTTTTCATTTTTTTGTTTTTTAATTTTTAATGCTGTTTTTTTGTCAATACAAACACAATCAATCTTTTGTCTTGCAAAACCAAAAATTGGCGTATAAATTGATTCTTTCATAATTGCATAACAATCTTTCATCACATAACTCCTTGTTCGTATGCTTCATGTTCGTTTTGTGCAATCAGTTTGAGGATTGCCATTTTTTCATTGGTAGACAACAGATGCTTGATTGTTTCTTTGTCACCATCGTCAGACACAGCCCAGACCTGATAGCCCAAGCCTTCATCTTCAAATTCATATTCAATGACCAAACGGCGTTCGCCGAGGATTTCGTCAATGGACATTGGAAAGTCGCAAGTTTCAAAAGTAATCATTTTGCACCCCACAGCAAGTGAACCAAGAAGCCAGCAGCAAACGCAAGGGTGATGTACACCCAAAACTCAGCTTGTGATGCTTTTTCGTCTTTGTAGATTGATTGCTGGTAAGCAAGGTATTGTTCGTGCTTTACCGTGTTGGGGAACGCATCCTCAAGTGTGCGAGGATATTGACGGGTGGTTGGGTTTAGATCATTCATCATTAAGCTCCTTAAAAGACCGCTTTGTTTGCGGCATGGATAGAAGTATAACCCCGCTTAACTTCCTGTCAAGGATTATTTTGTAGGGACAAACCCTAATGTTGTGTTTAGGCAACTTAACTATAATTTTGCTTATGACCAAAGAATATTTTATAAAGAAGGCAGGCTCACAGAAAGAGCTAGCTGCACTTCTTGGTATCAACCAAGCTGCTGTTTCTCAATGGAAAGATGTTCCTGTAATGAGAATCTGGCAGCTTAAAGTTTTGCGCCCTGAATGGTTTGAGGAAATCCAATGAAAATAGAAGAACCAAAACTTTGCATTAATTGCAAACATTACGTTACTAATCAGCAAAAACAGCCTTGTAAAGATTGTTTGATTAAACGTGGAATTTTTTGGGTGAAAAAAAATACCTGATTTGTGGTATGATTTTTTGAAACACGGCTAGGTTGGGATTGATCCCCTGACCGAAAAGCGAGCCTCCCCGCCTGCCGATTGTTTCTTTTTCTTGGGAGGACAGCGAAGGAAATTTATGCCCACAAGGTATCTAAAGCCTGGGGTTCGTGATAGCGAATCCATAGACAGGTTGTCACCATACGCAGAGATTCTTTACTATCGACTTCTTGTTACCGTTGACGATTTTGGTCGTTACGATGCTAGATCGTCTATGGTCAAAGCCGCCTGCTTTCCAATCAAAGACGGAATTACTGCCAACAAGATAGAAACGCTTATGCGCGAGCTTGTTGAGCATAAATTGATTGTTGTTTATGAGGTAAATTCAAAACCTTATATCCAAATGCTTAAATGGGATAACGTACCCAGAGCAAAAGAAAGCAAATACCCACCAAATGAAAACGACTGTACGCAAGTGTATGCAGATGTATGCAACACGAATACAGATGCACCTTTAACCGTAACCGAAACTAAAACAGAAACCGTAACTAAAACCGTTGTTGCGCCTATCGGCGTTTCACAAGATGTTTGGGATGATTTTGTTCGGCATAGAAAAACCAAGAAAGCCCAAATCACAGATCGTGTGATTGATGGAATTCGCGTTGAAGCTGAAAAGGCTGGTTGGTCACTTGAAGCCGCTTTAAGAGAGATTGTTGTCAGAAACTGGCAATCATTTAAGGCGGATTGGGTTGCTAAAAAAGAACTTAGCAAAACTGGTCAAACAAATCAAACGGTAATGTCTGGATTAACTCGTGGTTTAGTTGGAGGTGGAAATGTACGCTTACTCGGAAACTGATTTTTGTGATGCCGAAAGTGGCCTTGATTACATTTTTGGCTACATGGGCGCAATTTACGGTGCATCCTTCAATCGACATTGGGAAGGCATGGATTTAGGTCTTGTGCGACAAGTTTGGAGAGAAAGCCTGGGTCGTTTCTTGACTTACAAACCAAGCCTAGATTTTGCTTTGCGGAAGATGGATTCTGAATTTCCACCTTCTGCATTAAAGTTTAGAGATTTATGCAATGCAGGGCCAGAAATCCCATCAAAACCAGTTCAGTACGTTACGCATCAAAAAACTCAACGTGAATTGGCTGAAATAGAACGGCAAAAACAGATTGCTTTAAAAAAATTAGAAGAACTAAAACGCGAAATGAAAGCGAAAATGTATGAACAAAAATGAAGCCCACGAAATCTTAGACCGAGTAAAAAATGGACTCTGGCAATCAGACAAAACAGTCAATGAAGCCCTTGTGGTTACAGGAGATTTACGAAAATTTGGTAAGCCATTACGCTTTGATGGCGTTGTCTACGTCAAGTATCGACCACGCACGATATATGGTAAAGCAGCACATGAACGAGCCAACGGGAATTTTCAAGAATCTGGGGCAAGACGTAGCAGCGAAGATTGAGGAGTTAAAAAATGAATCACATTGAAGTAAGCCCTTTGACGGGCAATATTTTTCAAGGCCGCGTGAATAAAGCTGGCAATGCTTTTTTAGACGGAAAAAAAGACATTACGAGCCAAGTGCTACGAGCCATCATTGAAAAAGCCGAATTTCATGGCGGCGAATTTGAGATACGAGGTGCTGGCAAACTATGGACTGTGACTGTCAAGGAAGAAGCCGCCCATGGCATCAAGGAGAACACATGAGCAAAGAAGAACTGATAACCCTTTTACGCTCTGTTGGCGTCAATGAAAATACTGTTGCAGCTATGACAAACGCATTTGAATTGGGCGTTGAGTGGCAAAAACAACAGCAAAGCGAAGCCAACATTGTGCGAGGCAGCGAATGAGATACGCGGCAAGGATTGACGCAAACAAAACACAAATTGTTTCAGCATTACGAGCCGCTGGCGCGTATGTTTACGATTTGAAATTGCCTGTAGATTTGCTTGTGGGCTACCGCAACCACACTTGGTTGATGGAGATCAAGGTCAACGACAAAAAAAAATTGACAAAATTACAACAAGATTTTTTTGAGCATTGGATTGGTGGTACATTGTGCCGTGTTGACAACGCAGAAGCAGCCCTCCGAGCAATCGGGGCTATTAAGGAAACATTATGAGCGCCCATGAAGCAATTGATTACATTCTCAAAAACCGCAAAGAATTTGCAGTCGCAAAAGCCAAACGCTGCCATCTTGAAGAATTCAGGAAGTCCAAGAAGGCTTTACTGATGACAGAAGCCCTTAAAACAGGCATAGAGGCGGCAAACGCACAAGAGAGATACGCATATAGCCACCCAGACTATCAAGCCCTTCTAGAGGGTTTGGCTGCGGCTATTGAAATCGAGGAATTTCTTAAATGGGGAATGGAAGCTGCCAGGATGCGTGTAGACGTATGGCGCTCTGAAGAAGCCAGCAATCGAATGACAGATAAAGCCACGCAATGAACACAAGCAAAGCAAAAATTCACACGGTTGACAGCTTAAAAGCTATGACCGTAGAGTGCGGCGACTGTTGGGAATGGCAAAAATACATTGCCAACGGTACGCCTTATGTCTGCCATGATGGAAAAATGACCAGCGTTCGTAAGCTGTTTACGTCATTGATGGGCGGTTATTTGCCAGCCAAATGGTTTATTTCCACTAAGTGCGACAACCAAAAATGCGTTAATCCCGACCATTACATGAAACTTAGCCGCGCAGCCATGTCAAGCCGCAACGGTAAAAAAGCCGTTCAATCGGTTGGCAAACGCATTAAGATTCAAAAACTTAAGCAAGCTAGTTACGGTAAATTGTCATGGGAAAAAGTGGATGAAATCCGCGCAAGTGACGAACCATCAAGAAAATTGGCTAAAAAATACAGCGTTGACAAGTCATTGATCTGCCGAGTACGGGCAAACAAGGCTTGGCGGCGGTTTGAAAACAATGTTTTTGCGGGGTTGATGTGACCGAAAAATACGAGTGGGAAATTGTCCAGCAACTGATTGAACAAGCAAAAAAAGAAGAACGGGAAAAAATACTAGCCGTTTTAAGACGCAAACCCGACCAACAAATTTACAAAGTTTTAGACGAAATAAGGAGCATGAAATGACACAAGATGAAATCATTGAGATGGCTAGAGAGGCTGGATGTGGACATGAAACAGTTAATTTGCGATGGGTTTGTCCTGAAAATCTTGAAGCCTTTGTCAAACTTGTAGAAGACGCAGCATTCAAACGATGGGCAGCGCAAACCAAGCTGGCTGTTGAAGCCGAACGTGAAGCGTGTCATGCCTTGCGTCAAACTTTACCTAACCCTCATAAAAATTGTCAGGTAAGCGCCCATGCTTACGACATGGCTTTGGTGGCTTATGGATCAGCAATCCGAGCAAGGGATAAAAATGTCTAGAAAACGTTGCCGCAGGAAAGTTTGGGCTACCAATATTGATGTTGTGGGTCATGCTATCGCAGGAGCTGCTATCACAGACGAAACAAGTCTAAACAAATTACGTCTGGCTGAATTATCAGCTTTGGAAGCCATGCGAATGGGTCAAGGCACAGTTGATGATTGGCGTATGCTGGTTGATTTAATGAATATATGCGAAACATTTGCAAAAAACGGGATCGGCCCTGAAGCCCTGCCAGACTGTGAATTAGCCCAAGAAAGCCTGCATAAAGCCGCTTTAAGGTACGAAGCCACCGAACGTATGGGTTTGGATGGGCAAGGCATTAAAGCGCTGCAAAACGTGCTGGAATGGCATGATTTACAGCGTACAAGCGTGGCTAGATCAGTTTATGAGCGCATGATTGAAAAAACCCGCAACAACATACGTTCACACGGCAAAGATGTGGTGGTTATATGACCGCAAGACCCAAATTTAACTATTTTCGCAGCGTCAAACATTTGAAAAACGTAGCTTCTTTGCCTTGCCAAAATTGCTACATAGAAGGACAAACCCAAGCAGCACATTCAAATCTTGCGGAACACGGTAAAGGCAGAGGAATCAAATCGTCTGACGAATACACAGCGGCATTGTGCGTAAACTGCCACAGAGAGCTTGACCAAGGCGGAAGATTGAACAAAGAACAAAAGCGTGATCTTTTTATGATGGCATACGGGAAAACCCGCGCAAAGCTAATGGCGATGGGTTTATGGCCTGATGAGCTAAAAAGTGATTAAAATGACCACGTTGGCGGGTTAGGGCATTGGGGTTTTCTCGATTTTCCTCTGGGGTGCTTTAATTTCGCCAACACTAACACGCATGAGGATTGGTTTATAGAATCGGTCACGGGGTCTCTGAGAGTTTGGTGTCTTGCAAGCCAGCCAACTACAAGCCTTTAATCCCGATGAGAACATGGGAGTAGCTACCCTAAACAGTCCTCAGCCGTGTCAGTCGGTTAAGCAGGCGCTCTAGGATGTGAGACTCAGGGAATTTTCCTGCTTTCTGCCCTGATTAGCTGAATCACCAAATAGACGATTGACATTTTTTGTGCTTTTGTGATAATTAAGGGGCGCAAAAACCTTTCTTTTCCTAGGAGTAAACATGAAAGAACTGCCCATCGAGTCAAAAGCCGAACGCATGAAAAAAGGCAAATCAGGCATCCATGACGCTGGTCATCTGCAAAACGCTGCCGATTATGTCCACGGCTGCCGTGTTGGTGAACGTAACCATTTTGAAGCCCCTGAAGGCCCAACAAAAGAGCCAGTTCGTGTGAACGGCGTACCCATGATGCCTCAAGGCAACATTAACAGCGGCAATCGCAAATAAGGGGTAAATCATGGGTCACAATGCTATTGGCGTTGCTTATGAAGATCAAAACCTGATTGGCTCTCAAACTGTGGCTGTGGATAACAGCACAGGTCAATTGGGTTATCGCATTGGTTACAACGGCACAGTTCCTTCTGTTACTCAAGCCACCAGCAAATCTACTGGTGTGACTTTGAATAACAACATTGGCAAAATCACAATGAACAACGCAGCTTTGGCTAACGCTACTGCTGTTAAATTTACTGTGACCAACTCCAATGTGACTGCTGGCGATGTGCCATCCGTTGCAATTGTTTCTGGCGGTACTTCTGGCGCTTATTTGGTGTCGGTTGGTGCTGTGGGTACAGGCTCGTTTGATGTTGTTTTGTACAACGTCTCTGGCGGTAGCTTGTCAGAAGCAGTCGTGATTGGTTTTACTAACCTGCAAGCCATTGCGCTGTAATATGGGCAATTCTCTTGCTATTGGCGTAGCCTATTCTGACCAAAACATCATTGGGGCTGACGTTGTTTCAGCTACCAATGTTGTTGCAACAGGTCAGATTGGCTATGCGGCGGGGAATTACTCAACTGTTACCCAGACGAACAATAAGACGACTGCGGTAACAGTTAACACGCCTTCAGGATCAATAACCACAGCAAGCTCACAATTAGCACCATCAGCCCAAGCGGTTTTTGTTGTTAACTGTTCAGCGGTAAGTTCAAAAGACAATGTGATTATTAGTCCTGCCAGCGGTGGCACACTTGGTGCTTACAATATTTTTGTAGCAGCAGTTGCTAATGGATCGTTTACGGTTGTAATTAAAAACTCTACGAATAACGCATATTCTGAGGTTTTAAATATCAACTATGCCATTCTTCACACGCAAAGTTAATCATGCCTCTAAAAAAATCGACTAGCAAAAAGGCTTTTCAGGAAAATGTAAAAGCTGAGATTAAAGCGGGAAAACCTGTTAAGCAATCTGTGGCAATTGCTTATGCTGAGAAGCGTGAGGCTGAAAAATCAAAGCGCAAGAAGAAGTAACGTCTTGTCAAATCTTCATTCAAGCGAATGAGGATGATGACGAGATTCAGGTTAACGTGATCGGTGACGGGATAGCCGCGCAGATTGCGTTAACTTGGATTCATGAACTATCGGCAAATTACCGTATAGTAGGCAACTTCAACACAACCCGAAACTAAAAATGCAAATCGAAAATCTGAAACTCACATATTCCGACCTTTCCATCCAAGAGTCGGATTTAATCTTTATGGGCTTGAGAAAACTCCCAATGGAATCAGTCGAAGCGTTGGTTATGAAGCTAGGCAAACAAGCAGCCTTGCAACTGGCGCAATTTAAGGCAAACAACCTTCCCGAAGGAAACTATTTTGGGGAACAAAATGAAAACGCTGCCAAAGATTAATCCAGTTGGTAGACCAAGCCTATACAAGGAAGAATACTGCCAGCAATTGCTTGACTACTTCAGCGTAAAAGCATACGAACGCCTTGAAGTCACAGACAACACAGGTAATGTAAAAGAAGTAAAAGCAGTTCCTAACGTATTTCCAACATTAGCCCGATTCGCCTGCAACATAGGGGTGACACGAGACACCTTGTACGAATGGTCAACAACTAAAAATGAAAATGGCGAACTTAAGCATCCTGATTTTTCCTACGCTTATAAAAAAGCTAAAGAATATCAAGAGGCAAACCTAGTGGAAGGGGCTATTGCAGGGGCATACGCTCAAGCATTTGCCATCTTTACAGCTAAGAACGTGCTCGGATGGAAAGACAAGACAGAGCAAGAGCTTACAGGTGCTAACGGTGGCCCTGTTCGTATCGTTGCAATGAATGACTTAGACGCTGAAGCATGAAGCTAACCCCAAAGCAAATCGAGGCGCAAAGGGTTTTATCGGCTGACTACAAGTACATCATGTTATTTGGAGGCAGTCGGTCAGGAAAGACTTTCCTTATCGTCAGGCAAATAGTCACAAGAGCGTTAAAGACGCCAGACAGCAGGCACACAATCCTGCGGTTTCGCTTTAACCATGTGGTCAACTCTGTGGTGTACGACACATTCCCCAAGGTGATGAAGTTGTGTTTCCCTGGGGTTGAGTACAAGCTGGACAAGCAAAGCTGGTTCGTTAAGTTCCACAATGGCGCTGAAATTTGGTTTGGCGGTCTTGACGATAAAGAGCGCACAGAAAAGATTTTGGGGATGGAGTTTGCCTCCATTTACCTAAACGAATCAAGCCAGATTAGCTGGCAACCAGTTGGGATTGCAGTCACCCGCTTGGCTCAAAAGGTCATGCAACAGATCGAGGGGAAAGAGCCTAAACTGCTCAAGCCCCGTATGTTCTTTGACTGCAACCCGCCTAACAAGAACCATTGGACATACCAATTATTTGTTTTAAAGCGTGACCCTGAGACAAAAGCCAACATCCCAAGCCCACAGGATTACGCTTATTTTCAGATAAATCCTCGTGACAACAAGGAAAACTTGTCCGATGATTACCTGAGTACGCTAGAAAACCTGAGTGCAAGGCTGCGTAAGCGTTTCTTGGATGGGGAATTCACAGATGCTAACCCGAATCAACTCTTTCCTGATGAACCTATTGACCGCTGGAGGGCGAATCCTGATGACCTGCCTGAAATGGCTCGAATTATTGTTGGAGTTGATCCCTCTGGAGCTGGTGATTCTGATAACGCTGATGCTGATGCAATTGGTATTGTCGTGGGCGGTCTGGGAGTGGATGGGAACGCCTACTTACTTGAAGATGCAACCGTAAAGGCTGGCCCTGCAACATGGGGGCGCATGGCTGTTTCAGCGTTTGACCGACACAAGGCAGACGTTATCGTTGGTGAAACTAACTATGGCGGTGCAATGGTTGAGGCTGTGATTCAAGCTGCCAGACCCAAGACTAACTTTAAGGCGGTTTCAGCGACTCGCGGTAAAGTTGTACGCGCAGAACCCTTTGCAAGTCTTTATGAGACAGGTAAAATTAGGCACGTTGGTCGTTTTGCTGATTTGGAAGAAGAATTGTCTGGTTTTTCAACAAATGGATACACGGGAAGCAAATCTCCTAACCGAGCAGACGCTTGGATTTGGGTTTTAACTGAACTTTTCCCTGGAATGTTGAGAAATCGGGAAAAAGACCGAACAAAACTGCAAACGAAACCGATTAACAATTTCTCACGATCCGCTGGATACTGGATGTAAACATGGCATACGACAAAGACGATGATATTGTTGCAAGAGCGCAAAAGCACTTCAAAGCCTGTTTAGATTGGGAACAAGATACCCGTCAACGCTTCCGCGAGGATATGCGTTTTCTATTTGCTGACTCAGACAACCAAGACCAATGGGAGCCTGCGGTCAAAGCTCGCCGCCGCCTGAATACTCAGCCGATGGTGACAATCAACAAAACGCATACGCATTGGCTTCATGTGGTTAACAACCTGAAAGCCAACAAGCCTAGCGTTACCGTTCACCCAACCAATGACGAGGCAACCTACGAAGCCGCAGAGGTCTTTGAGGGTATCGTGCGTCACATTGAATACATTTCAAACGCAAAGGTTGCTTATGACATGGCGGCTGAGTCCCAAGTGGGCGGTGGTATCGGCTACTGGATCGTTACAACTGCCTATGCTGACGACTCCAGCTTTGACCAAGAAATTTATATCCGAGAAATCCCAGACACAAACTCCGTCTATCTTGATCCGCATATCAAGAAGCGCGATGGCTCGGATGCTAAATTCGGATTTATCTACGAAGATATGCCCAAAGAGGAATTCCGCCGTAGATTCCCTAATACTCTCTTGCCTGCTGTTGAGCCACAAGGTAGCCAGAACTGGATCACCAAAGACGTTGTGCGTCTTGCTACCTACTACGAAGTTGAAGAAAAGAAAGAATGGTTGTACTCAATCCCCAATGAAGATGGCTCTCTTACTTACAAAAAGCAATCCCAGTTATCGCGTGACGAGCAAAAGATGCTTAATGAAGCTATCAAACTTGGCGCAGACATCCAACGCCGCCGTATTGATAAGCGAAGCATCAAAAAGTATCTGATTGGTGGCAATACCGTCTTGGAAAAGGGCGATTGGGCTGGTAAATACATCCCCATCGTGCGAGTGCCAGGCGAGGAAATCACGTTGGAAGGCAAGTTAGACCGTAAAGGCTTGGTGCGTTACATGAAAGACGCCCAACGCGCCTACAACTACAACGCTGCCGCTGCTCTTGAGTACGGCGCATTGCAGTCTAAATCGCCTTACCTTGCGCCTGTTGAAGCGATTGAAGGTCTGGAAAACTACTGGGCTACGGCTAACACCGAGAACCACGCTTATCTTCCATATAACCATGCAGATGAGCAAGGAAACCCAATTCCTAACCCATCAAAAGCGCCTGCGCCTATGTCATCCCCCGTCTACATGGATGGAATGGCACAAGCCGCACAAGAATTGATGATGACTTCTGGACAATATGACCAAACTTTTGGTGCTCAAAGTCAAGAATTGTCAGGCGTATCTATTGAGAAGCGAGTGAACCAAGGCGAGCGCGTCACGTTCCATTTCCAAGATATGCAAAACATGGCGATTCAGTTCACAGGCAAGATTCTGATTGACCTGATCCCCAAGATTTACGACACCAAGCGAATCATCCGCATTTTGGGTGAAGATGGTACTGAACAACAGATCACGCTTGACCCAGAGTTGAAAGAACCCCTGAAAAAGCAAGAAGATGCTGAATCAGGTGACGTTAAGGTTATCTTTAACCCTGCCGTTGGTTCTTATGATGTGGTCGCAGAGGTTGGCCCTAACTACGACACCCGCCGTGAAGCTGCGTTTGATGCCATGACTAAACTGTTGTCGGCACAACCAGCTTTGGCACAAGTTATCGGTGACTTGTACATGGGGTCTGCTGACTTCCCCAATGCTGATAAACTGCAAGAACGTATGCGGAACTGGATTCCCCCTGCGATTTTGGGTACAGGGCCATCAGATGAGGTTATGGCGCTCCAACAACAATTGCAGCAACAGCAAGCATTGATTCAACAAATGACTATGGCTTTGGAGGAGAAGAAAACCGAAGAAGCTATGGAGAAACAACGCCTCGATATGGATGCCATGAACCATTTGGCAATCCGTCTAGAAAACGAGCGCAGAGATTTGATTGGCGCATTTAAAGCGGAAACAGACCGCTTGAAAGTGCTGATTAAAGATGTGAAGCCACAGGATGTGGGCTTAATTACTGATAAGATGGTGAGCGAAATCGAAGGCGCAACAAACATTGGTCAGGACATTAACCCCGATTTCCTTGACCCTTCACAGGTGTTAGCCCAAGAAATCCCTACCATCACCAGTTGAGGAACTATGTCAGAAACAATCGAAACCCAAACCACAGAAAATCCAGAAGTAACTATTGAGCAGTTAGCCGAACCCAAGGTTGAAACTCAAACCGAACTGAAAAAAGACGCTTACCATGAGTTGCCCGATTGGGCGCGTAAACGCATGGGTGAGCTTGCCGCACAGAAAAACGCCGAGCGTGAACGTGCTGCCCAACTTCAGGCGCAAATTGAAGCCCTGAATCAAGCGCCTCAGCAACATCAACCTCAATCCCAAGAGGATGTTTACGCTGTTGCCGCTAAGATTGCCGAACAAAAACTGCAAGAACAGACGTTTATTCAGAAAATGGGGCAAATTGAAGCCACAGCCAAAGAACAATTTGGCGCTGAATACGACAAAGCCATCTCTAACTTGAGTCTGGCTGGCGTTCAATCAAACGATTTTCTTAAGGCTTTGGCTGAAATCCCAAATCCTGAGAAGGTTTTGGTTTATCTTGGTCGCTCTGACAACGTGGCTGATGCCATTCGTATTGCTAATCTCAGCCCCCTGCAAATGGGCATTGAGATGACCAAACTTAGCTCAAAAGCCAGCAAAGAATTCTCTAAACAACGTTCCAATGCGCCTGCCCCTGTGGGTGAGGTGTCAGGTGGATCGTCTGGTGCAAGCTCTGGTGGCGCTGAACCGCCCATGAGCGATACGCAAGCATGGATTGCTTGGCGTAATAAAACCAAAAAGTCACGTTAATTATTGCGGCAGCCTAAAAACTGCCGTAAAATGTTTACTAAGGCAGAAGCAGGCCGTATAACTGTTGTGTTGAGCCGTTAAAAACAAACTCCAGGCTAGAGTTAAATGGAATCCTACATTTAATCTTTTTCTAAAGGAGGTAGATCAACATGACTACTAACTCGCTCCTGACGATTAACCAGATCACCAATGAAGCGGTGCGTCTGTTTACTCAGTCAAACGCATTTTTGCGTACCGTCTCCCGCCAATATGATGACCAATTCGCCCGTACTGGTGCGAAAATTGGTAGCACTTTGCGCGTTCGTCTGCCTAACGATTACACCGTTTCGACAGGCCCAGCAATTACCCCTCAAGGTACTAACGAACAAAACACATCGTTGACTGTGGCAACACAAGCTAACGTGCCTGTTTCGTTTGGTACTGCTGAGAAAACCATGCAATTGGATGATTTCAGCGAGCGTATTCTTGCTCCCGCTGTTAACCGTCTGGCTGCTTACGTTGCTGCTGACTTGATGAACGTGGCTGGTCAATCTGCCAACATCGTTGCAAACTTGTCTGGTTCTACCTTGTCTAGCCCCAACGCTACTACTTGGTTGACCGCTGGTTCTGCTATCGACCAAAACTTGGCTCCTCGTTATGACCGTAAAGTCATCCTTGACCCTGTGACCCAAGCTCGTACTGTTAGCTCTTTGGCTGGCTTGTTTAACCCACAAGTCAAGATCAGCGACCAATACGAAACTGGCATCATCAGCAAGGACACTTTGGGCTTTGACTGGATGTATGACCAAACCACCCAAGTTCATACCGTGGGTTCTTTCTCGGCTGGTACTGTGAACGGCGCAAGCCAAACAGGTTCTACCTTGACCGTGAACGCAATTACTGGTACTTTGAACCAAGGCGACATCATCACGATTGCTGGCGTTTACGCTATCAACCGCTTGACAGGTCAATCCCAAGGTCAATTGCGTCAGTTCGTTGTGACTGCTAACGTGAATTCTGGTGCTACTAGCATCCCAATTTACCCAGCTATCACTCCAGCTCCTGCTGCTTTCAACACCGTGACTGCTTCTCCTGCCAACAGCGCAGCGATCAGCTTGGTGATGCCTGCTAGCTCTAGCTATCGTCAAAACTTGGCCTACTACCCAGAAGCCTTCACATTGGCTACCGCCGATTTGGAAATGCCTACTGCTGGTGTGGTTCAAGCTGCTCGCGCTAACTTTGACGGTATCAGCCTGCGTATGATTGAAGCCTATGACGTTATGTCTGACAGCTTGATTACCCGTATGGACATCTTGTACGGTTACGCCGCAATCAAGCCCGAATGGTCTTGTATTGTTGCTGACGTGGTCTAAACGGAGCGCACCCCCTATGAAAATCGAGCAGTTTTATAGGGGGAAGCCTGTGCTTCCTCCTGTGTATGTGTACCAAGAATTCCCAAAATGGATCACCAAATCTACTGGTGAAACCGTTTTGGTGAATGATGAGATTGAAGAAAAACAGCACCTAGACGCTGATAAACCGAAGCGAGGAAGGCCAAAAAATGACACAGCCACTACCAACGACTCCATCGGACATAATCAGCCTAGCCCTGAAGACAGCTAACGTCATTGGGGTTGGACAAACCCCTTTGGCTCAAGACACGAACGATGCGTTCAACCAACTGAACATGATGATGGCGCAATGGCAGCGCCGCCGTTACATGGTCTATGAGTTGGTGACGGTATCTAAGCAAGCAACGGGACAGCTTTCATACACGATTGGGTCTGGCGCTCAGTATGATTTCAACGTTGCTCGCCCTGTTAAGCTGGAATTCGCTTACTTCCGTCAAAACGCTGGCACACCATTGCCTGTTGACTATCCTTTGACCGTTTTGCGGGCGCAAGAGGATTACGACCGTATTTCGATCAAGAATCTTAATGCGTTTCCTCAATACGTTTTCTACGATACTGGCTATCCAACTGGAAATATCTACGTTTGGCCTTTGCCAAATAGTTCGTATGAGATTTTCCTGACGGTAATGTGTCAGTTGCCGCATTTCCAAACGATCAACGATCAGATTGTTTTGCCGCCTGAGTATTTAGACGCATTGCATTGGAATCTGGCACGCCGTTTGTGCGTGGTTTATGGCGTACCAATCCCTCCTGAGTTGACAGGATACGCCGAAGCATCAATGCGAGCCATTGAAGAAGTCAACAGCCAAATTCCGTTGTTACACATGCCTGTTGCCTTGCGTGGCAAATCTGGCGCATACAACATTTACGGTGACTTCTACGTTGGGAGTGCTGGTTAATGGCTAAGTCAGCACTAGTAACTGGCGCATACCAAACAAAAAGCGTCATTGCTGGCGCTCAACGATGCGTTAACCTGTTTATGGAGAAAAACCCAGATACGTCTGTGTTCCCATTTACGCATTACCCAACGCCAGGCTTGACTCCCATCACCACAGCGCCATTGGGCGGCACATGGCGTGGGTTATACAGCGCGTCTAACGGTCAGCTTTATGGCGTTTGCGGTTCAAACGTTTATGTTTTGAACGTCAACTTTGGCTTACAAAACCTTGGAACAATTCAAACCGATTCTGGTATTGTTTCAATGGTTGATAACGGTCAATATGTCTTTTTGGTGGATGGAACTGTTAACTCAGACACCAATTACGGCGGTTACACAATTTTGATGAGCACAAACACGCTTGCACCGATTGATAACAGCGGAGCAGGCGACCAAGGCGGGTTCTACGGTTCAAACCAAGTGAACTATCTTGACGGGTATTTTGTGTTTAACCGACCCAATACCAATCAATGGTATATCTCGCTAAACAATTCCATTCAGTTAGACCCAACAGACTATGCTGCTAAATCTGGATTCGCAGACAATATCGTTGGCATTGGTGTTTCTCGCCGCTATATTTATCTGTTTGGTGCTGTAACGACTGAAGTTTGGTTTAACGCTGGCAATACGGTTTTTCCATTCCAAGAGATGCCAGGCTCATTCATTCAGTATGGGTGCGCTGCAACAAACTCCATTGCTCAGATGGATGGCGAATGTTATTGGGTGGCTCAATCGCCACAAGGTCAAGCCTACATTTGCCGTACACAAAACTTTTCTGCTGCCCAAATCAGCACGTTTGCCATTGACCAAGAGCTTCAGACTTATCCAACATTGTCTGACGCCATCGGTTATACGTTTGAATTGAATGGTCACTTCTTCTATGTGGTGACATTCCCAAGCGCAAACAAAACATGGATGTATGACTTGTCAAACCAGCAATGGTCGGAATGGTCTACAACCGACTCAGATGGCAACATGAACCGCCATTTGTCCAATTGTTTTGCTTTCTGGAACAACCTTTTAGTGGTTGGCGATTATCAAAGCGGTAATTTGTATTTGTTGGATCAAAACAACTACACAGACAACGGAACACCGATTACTCGAATTCGCGGGTTCTATCATCAAGAAGATGATATGTCTGACCGTGTGAGATACAAACAATTCATTGCTGAAATGGAATCAGGCAGCGGTAACAACAATCAGCCTGTTAATGTTTACTTACGTTGGTCTGACGATAGAGGTCAAAGCTACGGCAACCCTGTTGGTCAAACAATGGGGTCTGAAGGTCAATATTTGACTTCTATTAGCTGGTGGCGTTTGGGAATGGCAAGGGATCGAGTCTTTGAATTGTCTTGGTCTGAGCCTGTTAAAACTGCTTTGTCTGGTGCTTTCATTGACGCAGCGCCCAACAGAAAATGACACAGTTAGCTTCTAATGTACCCAACGTAAACATCAAATTTCTTGATGCGAACGGAAACATTACGACCCCTTGGTTGATGTTTCTGACGCAGTTGTATCAGCGCACAGGCGGGAATCAAACGCCTCCGCTAACTTTGACGCAAGTTCAAGAATACTTTAATGGCTTGAGCGTTAGAAGTGCCAACGGTTTTAACGGGTATGTGACTAGCTCTCCGACTAGCCCAGAGCTTACAATTGAAACAACCGTAAACGGATTGGTTTACGGCAACGGTTTGTCATTGCTTCCCGTCACGATTGGTGCTAATTTGACGTTCTCAGGTGGTACGTTATCAGCAACAGGCGGTGGTAGTGGCCCTGCTTCTCTTGCGTTTGCCGCACGACATGGATAAAACATGATTAGACTAGACACAACATCACGAGTCTTAAAGCTGTTTTTGGGCGGCACAGTTACAACGTCACAACTTGCGGTGACGGTTTGTTATTCTGACCAAACATCTACAACCTACAACGGTGCAACTCAGTTAAGCACATCAAATAACACCACAGCGGTGACTATTTGTAATGCTCCTACTGCGTCTACGGTTCGTGATATTGATATGCTGACCGTATTCAATACGGACACGGCTAATGCTGTTGTAACCATTCAATTGGTTGATGGTTCTACTGCCTATAACGAAATTGTTGTTACTCTTTCGCCACAAGACAAACTGACCTATACACATGGCAGCGGCTGGCAAGTTGTAACTAACGCTGGCAACATTAAGCAACAAATTCTTTCTAGCTCTGGTGTTTCTGCTGTTACAGCAACAGCTCCTTTGGCGTCTAGCGGTGGCACTTCTCCAAACCTGACAATTACCCAAGCAACCAGCACTACAAGCGGTTATTTGAGTTCAACAGATTGGAGTACATTCAATGCAAAAGCGCCAGCAACATCAGGGACTTCAATTTTATACGGCAACGGATCGGGTGGATTCTCAAACGTCACCATTGGATCAAACCTTACTTTCTCAGGCGGCACATTGTCAGCCTCTGGTGGTTCTGGAACGGTCACAAGCATTACCGCAGGCACAGGGCTTTCTGGCGGCACGATCACGACAAGCGGAACGATTGCAATTGCAAACACAACCGTAACTGCTGGCTCGTATGGTTCAGCTACAGCCGTTGGCACGTTTACCGTTAACGCACAAGGTCAATTGACAGCCGCAGGCAGCACTACGATTGCTATTCCAGCCTCGCAGATTACGTCTGGTCAAGTTGCCATCGCGCAAGGGGGTACAAATGGAACAGCTACTCCTACTGCTGGTGCTGTTGCCTATGGGAATGGTACTTCTTACGCATTTAGTGCTGCGGGTACTTCAGGCTATGTGTTAGCTTCTGGTGGTACGTTAACACCGACTTGGACTAATTCACCTACTTTGGTTGGCACAAACTTTTCTGCCATTCCTAACGGTGCTTTGACCAACTCATCCATCACAATTAACGGCAATTCCGTTAGTTTGGGAGGTTCTACAACGGTAACTGCAATCGCTCCTAATGCGCTTACTATTGGTTCAGGACTAAGCGGCACAAGTTATAACGGTTCTGCTCCAGTAACAATTGCATTGGCTACGGCTTATGGGGATACAGTTAATCCTTACGCAAGCAAAACAGCAAATTATGTTTTAGCAGCGCCAAATGGAACGGCTGGCGTTCCTAGCTTTAGGGCTATTGTTCCAGCAGATATTCCAACTTTGAACCAAAACACAACTGGTTCTGCTGGATCGGTTGCTAACGCTTTGACAATTGGAACGGGTTTAAGCGGAACAAGCTATAACGGTTCATCTGGCGTAACTATTGCTTTAGCAAATACAGCAGTAACAGCGGGTACATACGGTAGCGCAACGGCAATTCCAACAATTACCGTTAATGCTCAAGGTCAGATTACCTCGATTACTACAAATCCGTTGAATTCACCTGCTTATCAAGGCACTTGGAACGCATCAACAAACACGCCAACGCTTACATCTAGTTCAGGAACAAACAATAACTATTACGTTGTTTCTGTTGCTGGAACAACAGCGTTAAACGGAATTTCTCTCTGGTCTGTTGGCGATTGGGCAATTTTCAACGGTACAACAAACGCATGGGAAAAGATAAACGGTTCGGCTACTGAAGCATTTACAGGAATTACAGTAACTGGTTTAACTGGTTATATGTATGCCAACGGTTCAAGTGCTGTAACGGCATCTACAACCATTTCAACAACAGCCTTAAGCGGAACTATTAGTAACGCTCAATTGGCTAATTCATCCATCACTATCAACGGCAATGCTGTTAGTTTGGGTGGATCAACTACTGTAACCGCTGCTTCTCCTTATGCTTTGACGATTGGCACAGGATTAAGCGGAACAAGTTACAACGGGTCTGCTGCTGTAACTGTTGCCTTGGCTAATACGGCTGTAACTGCTGGCTCTTATACCAATGCGTCAATTACGGTTGATGCTCAAGGTCGGTTGACTTCTGCTTCTAATGGAACAGCGCCAGTTACATCGGTTAGCGGCACAACAGGACAAATTACAGCTACTGGCACAACAAGCGTAACGCTTGCTTTGGCAACTACAGCAGTTACCGCTGGTTCTTATACTAATGCAAGTATTACCGTTGATGCTTATGGTCGATTAACTTCAGCTTCTAGCGGCGCTGCTCCAGTTACGTCTGTTTCTGGAACTTCTCCTATTGTTTCTTCTGGTGGCGCAACTCCAACAATTAGTTTGGCATCTGGCTACGGTGATACACAAAACCCATACGCCAGCAAAACGGCTAACTATTTCCTTGCTGCTCCAAACGGAACGGCTGGTGTGCCTACATTCAGGGCAATTGTTGCGGCTGACATTCCCACGTTAAACCAAAACACAACAGGAAATGCGGCTACTGCAACAACAGCAACAAACTTAGCAAGCGGTGCTGCTAATCAAATTGCATATCAAACTGGTTCTGGCGCGACTTCCTTTATTACCGCACCAACTACTGCAAGCACTTATTTGCAATGGAACGGTACAGGATTTGCATGGGCAACGGTTGGTGGTGGTTTAGTTAATAGCGTTACTGGAACTGCTCCTGTAACCGTAACAACAACCCTTGGCGTTGCTAACGTTAGCTTGGCTTCTGGATACGGAGACACGCAAAACCCGTATGCTTCTAAAACTGCTAACTATATTTTGGCTGCACCTAATGGTTCGTCAGGTGTTCCAACATTTAGGGCAATCGTTGCCGCTGATATTCCAACTCTTAACCAAAATACGACAGGATCGGCTGGTTCTGTTGCCAATGCTTTAACAATTGGTACTGGATTAACTGGAACAAGCTACAACGGTTCTGCAACCGTAACAATTGCTTTGGCAACAACAGCGGTTACGGCTGGCTCTTATACCAACGCAAACATTACTGTTGACGCTTATGGTCGCATTACATCGGCCTCAAACGGAACAGCAGGTGGTGTTACAAGTTTTAGCGGTGGAACAACAGGTTTAACGCCATCATCTGCAACAACAGGTGCAATTGTTCTTGCTGGAACATTAGGAGTAGCTAACGGCGGTACTGGATTGACCAGTTTGACAGCCAACTACATTCCTTACGGAAACGGAACTGGAGCTTTCAGTTCTAGTTCTCAATTCCAATACAACGGAACATATTTGCTGGTTGGTGCTGCGTCTGCTTTGGGTGGTTTGACTAACCCAGTTGCGGCGTTTACTGGCAACCCTGGAACGACAAACTATGTTCAAGCATACGTTTACAACGCACAAAACGGCATTAGTTCATCTGGCGACTTTGTAGCTTATGCAAGTAACAGCACAGACGCTCACGGTTGGGCTGACATGGGCTTTACAAGTCCTACCTATGCCGATACAACTTACACAGTTACTGGCCCCAACGAAGCGTATTTGTTTGGCTCTGCTTTAAACAGCAGCTACACAGGAAACTTGGTTTACGCCACAGATTCAACTGGATCGGCAAACTCACATCAATGGTATGTTGGTGGTTTTACCCAAGCTAAATCTGCTTGGAAAATGCAACTTACCAGCACAGGCTTGCAACTTGCCAATGCGCTTGGTATTGCTTACGGCGGTACAGGCCAAACAACTGCTGCGGCTGGTTTCAATGCTTTGTCGCCGATTACATCAACTGGCGATTTAATCATTGGTAACGGCACAAATAGCGCAACCCGATTGGCTATTGGTTCAAGCGGTTATGTTTTAACATCAAACGGCACAACTGCAAGCTGGCAACCATCCAGCGGAGGTTCTGCAAGCGTTTCTATTGGAACAACTCCACCATCTAGCCCCTCTGCGGGTGCTTTGTGGTGGGATTCAACTTATGGCGTTATGCGTATTTATTACACAGACGCCAACGGTTCTCAATGGGTTGACGCAAGCCCCAATGGTGGCGGCGGCGGTGGCACTTCTTTAACTGGCGTAACTTCAGATGCTAACGGTTATTTATATGACACCGTTAACAGCGTACAAGGTTTGGTTCAGTCAAAATATTTGTACCGTTTGTATTCAACTTATGTTGGATCAAATGCAACTGGCGCTCAAAACTTATTTGGGGTTGGCATTACATTAAACGGTTCAACTCAATACGAGTTTGAATCATTGGTTGCTATTAGCAAATCTGCTGGTACAACCTCGCATAACTTCTCATTGCTTTTTGGCGGCACAGCAACATTGAACAACATTGGTTATTCAGTACAACGCTACGTTGACACAACAAGTTTTACCAACTTATCAAGTGCAAACACGCAGCTTTCTTTTGTCCAAACAGCAAACGCTTTTGCAATTGCCAACGGATCAAGCAACGCAACAGAATATTACATATTTGTCATTAAAGGAACTGTTTCAATTAACGCAGGCGGTACTTTTATCCCGCAATATTCGTTGTCTGCTGCTCCAGGCGGTGCATATACAACGCAAGTTGGTAGTTACTTTAAAATCACGCCATTGGCTAACACAACGACTAACGTCAATATTGGGGGATGGGCATAATGGCAGCACTTAACTTTCCAGCAAGCCCTACAAATGGTCAAACGTATTCTGCAAACGGAAACGTTTGGACATACAACAGTTCAGTAACTTCATGGCAAGCTACTAACCCGTTAATTTCTGCAAACGGATTAATCTTAAACGTGCAGACAATTAATGCCAATTATTCAATTCCATCGGGTGATAGTGCTGTTTCTTCTGGCCCAATCAAAATTTCTAGCGGCGTGACGGTTACTGTGCCTAGCGGTTCGCGTTGGGTGGTGGTATGACCGAGGCTGAATTTGTAACGTCTGTGATGCAGGATGATCGAGTCTGGAACTGGATCAAGGTTGACGGGGCTAAAAAAGAAGATTACTCCCACAATCCTGCTTTCACTTACTTTACAAACGATCACGGTTTTATGATGTTTCGGGGATTGTCCCCTGCTTTCCAAGAAGTGCATATTTGCATGAAAAAGGGGGCTAAAAATGTTGACGAGTTTTCTATGGACAATTTGGAAAAAATGCGTAAAAAAGGGGTTAAAAAGTTCCTTGCGCCTATTGGCGAATGGAATACTCCTGCGTTAAAATTGGCTAAACGATGCGGCTTCATTGAAGAAGGCCGAATCTCTAAGGCCTACCAAAGAGACGGTCAATTCAAATCAATGGTTCTGATGGGAGCTGAATAATGAGTTTTGTTACAAACGCGATTGGCGACTTAACTGGGACAAACCAGCAAGCCAATGCAGCTAGAGATGCTGCACAAATCCAAGCAAATGCAGCGCAACGCGCACAAGATTTGCTTCAGCAAAATATGTCGCCTTACATGAACATTGGTTCACAGGCGATCAATCCCTATTTGAGTTTGCTTGGCCTTGGCTCACAAGGTTCTGCTGGCATTATGAATCAGCTTCAGAATATGCCAGGCTATCAATTTGCTTTGCAACAAGGTCTTAAAGGCGCGGCTAATAGTGCCTCTGGAAGCGGTTTAAACCTATCAGGAGCGCAACAAAAAGGTTTGGCTAACTATTCCACAGGATTGGCAAGTCAGACCTATAACAGCCTTTTGGGTAATTTAGCAAACGCTGTTAACACAGGTCAAAATGCTGCTGCTGGTACTGCTGCTGGTGTTGGTAATTTGATGACTCAAGGCGCTAACGCTCAAGCTGCTGGAACTATTGCACAAGGCAACGCACAATCTAATGCAATTAATTCTTTAATGGGATTAGGACAAGGCGCAGCAGGAATTTATGCTTTAGGCAACTATGCGCCTTCTGGTGGAAAATCTATGTGGTCACAATTTGGCGGTTTGTTTGGTGGTGGCGGTGGTGGTGGTATCGGTGGTGGTGGTCAATTGGCAATGCCTAATATGTCTGGATTTGTTGGTGGTTCTGATTTGTTGCCTGCCGCAGCAACTGATGCTGGAACGACTACCAGTTTGTTGGATTTGGCTGCAATGTTTGCTTAAGGATAAAAAATGCCAATTGATGCAACAATCATCCCAACACAGCAAAAAGTGCCTGATTTCAGCGCACCAATGAACATTCTCAGCCTGTTGCAACAAACGCAAAATCAACAGTTGCAAGGTCAAAAACTTCAACAAGAAGTTAATCAAAACACGCCTGCAATCAATGCAGAGCTATTGAAAACGCAAGTTGCAAATGCAAAACTTGAAGGACTTGCAAAGCAAAATGCTTTTTTGGGTCAAGAGCTTGGTGGTCTTAAATCATTGGAAGACAAATTAACTTACGATGATGTAAGTAAATCATTGTCTCGTAGTCTTAGCTTGGGTCACATTGATGGCAATACAGCTTTGAACTACAACAAAGAACTTCAAGACTTGAAAGACAAACCTGAAGAATTGAAGAAATGGGTTGACCAGCATTATCTTGCAACTCGTTCTAATGAACAGCAACTTCAAGCCTTGATGCCAAAAATCAATTATGTTGATACTGGTTCAGGCATTACCATCACAAAACAAAGTCCGTTAACAGGTCATACTGAAATTCAAGGAATTATTCCTAAAAACCTTTCGCCTGCTGAATTGTCTCAAACGGTTGAAGTTACAACACCTGAAGGCAAAAAAGAAATTATTACCAAAAGTCAATTGTTGAATTTGGTAAATCAAGGAGGCGGCACATGGAACGGCGTCAAGCCTTCTAGCGCTCCAAACGGATATTCAGGTCGTTATCCTGGTGCTGAAGTTAAATCTCCTGTGCTTGGAGAGCATGGCGGCGTTTTGTCTGGTGCTGGAACAGAAGCTGGCGCGGCTCAATCTGCTGCGGGAACTGCTCAAGCAGGTGCTGTTCAGTCATTGGCAAACTTTGCTAGTGGCGTGCCTAATCGAGTTTTGAGCCTTGAAAAAGCGCGAGACATTCTTACTGAAGGAACACCAACAGGCCCAGGCACAGAATGGCGTAACTTTGCACGTTCTTTTATTGGATCGCTTGCTCCTGAAATGTCTGAAAAAATTGGCGGCAAAGATTTCAATGCAAATACCGCTAAGTATGAAGAATTTAAAAAATTAATGACCAACTACGCTAACAACGTATCTGGATCGCTTGGCTCTGGTACAAATGATCGTTTGGCTGCTGCAATTACTGGTAACGCTAATCCAAACATTCAAAACATGGCTAACCAAGACATTCTTTCGATGACTATTGCATCCGAAAAACTTGCAGCCGCTAAAAACAGAGCATGGCAGTCTTCAGGTCAAGACCCGTCTAAATTCAACAAATGGGAATCTGAGTTCAACAGCCAAAAAATGTTGCCAGAAGCGTTTGTTTTTGAATCAATGACTGCTCCACAACAGAAAGCATACATTGAACGCCTGAACAAACAAGGTAAATTGCCAGAATTCAAAAAGGCAGTTACTTCATACATTCGTCAAGGTTTGATTGAAGTTCCAAAAGGACAATGACATGAATGACGATTTTCAGAAATTAATTGACGAGGCTGGTCGGCTACACAATGTCGATCCCGCATTGATTTCTGCGGCTATTCAAGCTGAATCAAGCTGGAATCCTAATGCTGAAGGGCCACAAACAAAATATGGCACAGCTAAAGGTTTAGGGCAATTCATTGCTCCTACTGCTAAATCGCTTGGTATTAAAAATCCCAACGATCCAAAAGAAGCAATTCCAGCTATTGCTAAGTTGTTGGCTGAAAACCTTGATCGCTATGGCAATCCAGAAGATGCTGTTCGCGCATATCATGGTGGCACAGACAAAGCCAACTGGGGGTCAAAAACAGAAGCTCACGTTCAAAAGGTCATGTCTTACCTGAATCACGGTAATGATGATGAACTTTTTAATAAGATTAAAAAATCTGAAAAAGCTCCTGAACCAATTGCAACAACGCCAGAAGAAGATGCGTTGTTTAATCAGATTACAAAACCAGCACCAGAAACACCACAAAACGCGCCAGCACAATCAGAATCATTGATTGGCAATCCAATGCAAGCGGCACAAGCCTTTGGTCATCATTTGATGAACTTGCCTCACGGATTGGCTAACTTGGTCGAGCAAGGTGTTGCAAGCGGTGTTAATGCGATTGCTCCTGATTCTGCTGTTGCTAAATACATCCAAAACATTGCTAATCAAGACGTTTTGGCTGCCCAACAACGCGAACAAGGTTATCAAGCAAACGTTCCAACAAATACAGCATCTGTTTTGGGCGCTACGGCTGGTGAAGTTTTGCCAGCAATTTTGTCTGGCGGCGGTAATTTGATTGAACAACTTGGTTTAAAAGGCGGAGAAGCTGCTGCCAAACTTGGATTAGGTCAAGGCGTTCAAGGTGCGGCTAGTTTGGCTGGTAAAACAATTGGAAGCGCTGGTGTTGGCGGCGCGTATTCTGCTGCTCAACCTGTTGTTGGAGAAGGCAACTATTGGGATCAAATTAAACAAAATCTAGAATCTGGCGCTTTAACTGGTGCTGTGATGCCTTCAATTGCTCCCGCTTTAAACAAAGCAGGAAACGCTACGGCTGAAGCATTGGGTTTTACTTCAGGAGTTGGCCCAACCGCCGTAAAAGAAGCCTATAACTCAGGCAAAAAAGGCTTGACTGAATTTTGGGACAATCTTTCAAATGCCGTTGATAAAGGTCAAGTTGTTGAAGATGCCAAGTTCAATATTGCAAAAATGAAAGATGCAATGTCTAATGCTTATCGAAATGGCATGATTGACATTAAAAACGACAAGACAATTTTGAATTTTGACAACGTTGATAAAGCTCTTGAAAATGCTAAAAGTTATGGCATTAGACATGGCGAAGTTATTAAAGAATCTGCTGCCAATGCTTGGCAAAAAATCAATGATGCTGTCCAACATTGGAAAACATTAGACCCTGAGAAATTTCATACGCCTGAAGGTTTTGATTTACTCAAACAAAAAATTTATGATTTGACTGAAAAAATTCCGTTTGAGGAAAAAAGCGGTCGATCTGTTGTTAACAATGTTTATAACGCTGTTAAAAATGACATTAGTGAACAAGCTCCAACTTACGCTAATGTTATGAAAGATTATTCCGAAGGTATGGAATCTTTGGATGAGATCAAAAAAGCATTGAGTCAAGGCGGTAAGGCTTCTATTGATACGCAACTTAGAAAACTTCAATCTGTGATGCGTAACAATGTAAATACAAATTATGGTTATCGTCAAGATTTGGTTAACAAACTTGAAAACCAAGAAGGTGCAAAACAATTAATGCCTGCTTTGGCGGGTCAAGCCATGAACACATGGACTCCTCGTAGCTTGGCTGCTCAAGGTGGTGCTTTGCTTGGATTAGGTGGCATGGGTTCAGCGGCTTTAATGGGGCATCCAGAGGCCTTGATGGGTTTGGCAGCGTTGCCAGTTGAAAGCCCTAAGTTAATTGGCATGAGCGCTTATGGACTTGGAAAAATGGCAAGTCCATTTGAAAAATTAAGTCCTGCTGATGCTAATGCCTTGAAATTGTTAATGCTTGGTCAAGCCAGCAAACAACCTATTCCTCGCATTGAAATTTCAGGCGTACCGACAGGACAATAAACATGACAACCTACGCAATCCTTCCCAATGGTAAACAGCAGTTCATTGACTCTAACGGCAACCCGTTAGCTTCAGGCAAGGTTTACTATTACATCCCCAACACGACCACGTTTAAAAACACATATCAGGATGATGCAGGGAATACCCTTAACACCAATCCGATTGTGTTGGATGCAAACGGTCAATGTATCGCTTACGGTACTGGCTCGTATCGTCAGCAGGTGTATGACGTAAACAACAATCTGATTTGGGATGTGCAAGTTGATGCACCTGGCAACGGCAACGCATCGTTTGGTAATTTCTCGATTGCACCGTCTACCCTTGGCACAACGCTTAACTTCAAATACAACTCGTCTGTTGTAGCTACGATTACCAGCACAGGGATTATTGGCGGCACTTACGGCGTTGGATTGACCAACTGGACAACAGCAACACGACCAGGCGCTCCTACCATCGGTCTGATTGGGTACAACTCAACTACTGGTTTGCCTGAGACATGGAACGGGTCTTATTGGGCATCTAGCGGAGCTTCTGCTAGTGGTGTTGTTTACCAAAACAATCAAACAATTTCAGCCAATTTCACATTAAACGCAAATAATGGTGGGATGAGTGTTGGGCCAATCAACATTGCAAGCGGCGTTACAGTTACAATTCCTAGCGGTTCACGCTGGGTAGTTTTGTAGGAGAAAACATGAGTTACGGAACATTAGCCTCAGACGTTATTCAGTCAAGTACGACAGGAACGCCTACACAATTTCAAGATGGATCAGGTACTCAGATTGGTACTTTGTGTCGTGCTTGGGTGCAATTCAACGGTTCATCTGGTGCTAGTCCTGTTATCAGAGCATCTTTTAATATTAGTTCAGTAACTAGAACAGGGACAGGCGCTTATACAATTAACTTTGCTAACGCTTTGCCAGATGCAAATTATTCATTTACAAGTATGTCTGGTGGTTCAACTGGATCAAATTTTTATATGTTTATGACTAGTTATAGTTCATCAAGCATTTCAATTTATAACGGAGTTGGTGGAACAAACTATGACACAAGTTATGGCGCTGTTGCCATTTTCCGTTAAGGACTCACAATGACCACAATTTTAAACGCATCCCCATCAAACGGATTAGTCCAGACCGCAGACGGTTCTGGTGTAATCAAGGTGCAATCTAACGGCGTGACCACCAATGCTTTGGCTTGGGTGAACTTTAATGGCACTTCTGGAACTCGTAACGCAAGTTATAACGTCAGTTCCGTAACAAGAAACTCGTTGGGTAATTACACAATTACTTTTGCTAATGCGTTATCAGATGCAAACTATTGCATATCGCAAACAATGTTTGCTCAAAGCTCTACCAATGATGGTGGCGTTGCTGTTATTGCTTGGGGAACAACACCTACCACAACAAGTTTTAACATGGTCACAGATCAAAGGTCTGCTGGAGAGTATGACCCAGCAATTGTTTGTTTTACCGTTCACGGCAACTAAAAAGGAATCATCATGGCACAAGTAATCCTCTACACAAACGACAACGGCGGCGTCTCGGTCTGCGTACCCACAGGAGAGCTTGACATTCAAGCGGTCAAAACAAAAGACACGCCCAATCATTCCGTCATTGTTGACGATAGCACCCTGCCTAATGCAGATGGTGACTTTTTCAATTCATGGGAACTTAACGGCTCAACCGTTACTGTAAATATTACCAAAGCTATTGCCCAACAGCAAGCTAACTTGAACGCCTTGGCTAAAGGTGAAGCAAGCCATCGTGCAACAAACACAGGCGCTGGCATTGAGAATAAACTGGCTGATTCTGATTGGCTGGCATTGTTGACAACAGCCCGTACAGCGATTGCCGCTGCGACCACTACGCAAGGTTTGCGTGATGCTGTTGCACCTGTGCAAACTGCTATTACCGCTAACGTTTGAGGTGATCTATGACAATGGTTATTGATGGCAGCCAAGGCTCATGTGGGCCTTATGATTACCAAACTCCTTCTACTGGTTTTTCATATACATTAACTTCGCCAGTTACTGTATTTAACCCATCAGGGACATTGGCAACAGGTACAGTCACCATGCCTGCATCACCCACAGACGGGATGCAAGTTCGTGTTGCTTCAACTCAAATCATCACAGCTTTGACATTAAGCGCAAATACTGGACAGACTTTGTTAAATGCTTTGACCGCATTTACTGCTGGTGGTTTTGCTTGTTATATGTATCGGTCTGCCAATTCAACTTGGTACAGGATTGGTTAATCATGGCTGATTTTGAAATTGATCCTGTGAAATACGGTGTTTTGTGGCAGCGTGTTCAAGATATGGACAAAAAGATTGACAAAATGGAAAAGCAACTTGAGGAATTGGTTGCTTTAGCCAACAAAGGTCGCGGCGGATTTTGGGTAGTCATGGGTATTGCATCGGCTATCTCTGCCGCTATTGGATTCTTCTTGTCGGTTTGGCGAGGCAACCATTGACCCAATTAGTCTATTGCTGATGGCTCAAAGTGCGGTGTCTGCTATCCGCACAGGCTGTCAAATGCTGTCTGAAGGCAAGGCAGAAATAGACAAATTTAAAAAGACGGTTGAAGGAGGGATTAAAGATGCCAAGGCTATTTACAAAGAGGTCACGGGTATTTGGGGGTGGATTAAGTCTCTCTTTGTTAAGCCTGTTCCCCAACTGGCAACAAAAGTTGAAAGCAGCACAGTTGTTCAAATTGCAAAAAAAACTGGCAAAACTCCGCTAAGTTACGAAGAATTTAAAGCAAATTCTGTACATAACATTTTTGAGCATCTTAAAGTCTATTTAAGTGCTGAAAGACAACTAGAAGAACATTGCAGGCGGGTCGAGGAAGAATCCAAAACTACTGACAACGTAGCTGAGAGCGCCATAGACCTAATTGAAATACGCTGGCAGTTGCATGAGATGAAAGCGCAAGTCAAACACGCCATGATTTACGAAACGCCTCAAGATTTAGGTTTAGGGGCTATGTACGAAAACTTTTTAATAACGTATGATGAGATATTGGAGGCGCAGGCTGTCGCCCGTGAATTAAAACTGCGACATGAAAGAAACCAGCGATGGCAACGCGACCTGTTACGCAACCACCGAATAGACAGAATGGTTCAAGTTCTGGTAGTTCTTATGCTAATAATTTGGATGTGGGGTCTGCTGCTATCGCTCAAATGGCGAGAGACGATACTCGTTGGTTTGTCGTTGGGGTAGTGGTTTTATCTGTGACATTGTTTCTTGGCTTGCCAGCGGGTATTCTTTTGATGGTTGACCAAGAAAAACGATTGGGCGCAATTGAAAGACGCTTGGATCGTAAAATTCAAAAGCTGGAAAAGCTAGAGAAAGAATTGCAGGAACAAAAGGAAAAATGATGCGGCACTATATACTTATTCTGGCTGTCTTTATACTTAACGGGTGTGAAGATCGTACAAGATATTATTGCCAGCAATATGAGCATTTTAAAGACGAACAATGCCAGCATCCCCGTTGCGATTTTTCGCAGACTTGCCCCGAGTACCTTGTAGCACCTATCTTGGAGAAAAAAATTGAAGGAAATCCTGCTCAAACTCCTGTCCAGCAACAATGCCAGGCTAACTGCCGATGAAATAGAAGTCCGAGTACGGGCTTTTGTGGTCATTATTGTTACGCTGATTTTGGCGTTTATTGTTTTTGCGTTGCTGTATTCGGTGACGTTTGTGACTCAGCCTATCAAGGCTATGGCCCCCATTGACCAAGCCTACACAAAAATGTTAAACGACATTGTTCTGCTGATTGTGGGCGGTGTGGGCGGCATTATGACTAAGGGCGTAAGTAACGAAGCCAAAGACATGATGAACGCTGCCAAAGCCAACACAGCCGCTTATGTTGCGCCTCCTGTCCAAAGTATCCAAGTGGCTGAATGGTCTGCTCCACCTGCGCCTTCTACGCCTCCTCACTATCTTGAGCCAGACCATGAACGTGAAGCTATGGCTGCGGCTCGTCAATCAGTCAAGGAATGACCATGAATCCTTGGGTCATCTTAGGTTTTTTAATGGCTTTGGCGGGTATCTATGAGTATGGACACCATGAGGGATATAAACAAAAGGAAACTGAAGATGCTCTTGTCATTGGTCAAAAAAATCAAGAAATGTCTGATGCAAAGGAAAAAGCAGATGCAGCACTTGCCCAAGCCAAAAAATCTTTGGCAGATAAAAATTCTCAGCTTGTTAATGCTATCCGTTCTGGTGACAAGCGGCTGTTCGTCAACGTCACCACCCCGTCTGGATGTGCCGCCTCTGGAAATACAGAAACGCGAGCCGAACTTGACAGATCGACTTCTGAAGCTCTTGTTTCCATCACAGGAGACGGCGACCAAGCCATCATTGAACTCAACGCCTGCATCGACCAATACACAAAAATGAGGGAGATTGTCCGTGGTAAACGTTGAACAACTCCAACGGCTAGGAATTGGCATTGAATGGATGCCTGCGCTTAATGAAACTTTTGCGCGATTTGTAATTGCTACGCCTCGTCAGCAAGCATCATTTATTGGCCAATGCGCCCATGAATGTAACAACTTTAAGACGCTGCAAGAAAACCTAAATTACAAAGCTGAAACGCTAAATAAACTGTGGCCTCAACGCTTTCCAATGGATGTTGCTAATGCCTATGCCCACCAACCAATCAAAATCGCAAATAAAGTTTACGCTAACCGCATGGGAAATCGAGATGAGCAAAGCGGTGATGGTTGGCGCTTTCATGGTCGCGGGTGTATTCAGCTTACTGGTCACGACAGCTATTATCATTGCGGTCAGGCATTGGGTGTTGATCTTGTATCTAATCCTGATTTGGTGGCTGATCCAAAATATGCCGCTTTAAGTGCTGGTTGGTTTTGGTCAACGCATAACTTAAATGTTTTGGCTGATGCTGGCAATGATGAAGCAGTCACCAAAAAAATCAATGGCGGCACGTTTGGACTTGCTGAACGAATTGCATTAACACGCAGAACATATGCTGTGTTAATCAGTTAAAAAATCAAAGAACGCCAACAAGACAATCACAAGAAATGTAAACAGTCCTGCTCCCATAAACAGGATTGTGCAAAGCATGATGATGTTCCAAATATCATCATCCATTGTTTTTTTCCTTGAGTTTGGCTTCAATAGCACGACCAAATGTTTCAAAATCTTCACACGCCCAATATCGACAATTGCTTCGTTCTTCTGGTGTCAGACCTACCCATGTGCGGGGTTGTGGCACATCTTCGTAGCGAACCCATTGACCATGCTCTGATGGCTCCATTGATCCATCCATGTCCATATCAAATCGTGTAATTTCATCCATTGTTCTTCTCCTTGAGTTTGGCTTCAATGGCTTTGTAAATGTGCCATTGCGGGTTGTCTTGCGGCGTGATCTGCTGTCCCCGTATTTTTGATTTCCATTGGCGATACTCTTTCACCCCAAACTCTTCTGCGGTTTCCATATCTTCCTCCGTCAGCCCCACCCATTTGCGGGGTTGCGGAATGGATTGCTTAAATGCGGCTTTTGCAACCCAGTACGCTTGCTCTCTTGGGGTTAATTGCCCAAAGAGCTTCCATGATTTTGTTGTTGGTGTTTGCGCGGTTTCATAACAACCTCTGCCCCATGCGTATGCTTGGTCTTCGTTCCACGCCACAGGCTCATCCTGCTCTGCCTTGGGTGCTAGGCCAACAGACTCGTCCGCTTGGCACAGGCTGCATTTGTAGCTATCGGTTGGTTCTCCACATTCGCAGGTTTTCATGTGTTCTTCTCCTTGAGTTTGGCTTCAACGTCTCGGGCGATGCTTTCATCCCCCAAACAGATTTCATCCCGTTCTTCTGGTGTCAGCCCAACCCATGTGCGGGGTTGTAATTTATCTTCAAACAAATGTTGCGTTCTAAGTCTGGCTGAATACGGGACTACTTCAATCTTTTCAATAACATTATCTCCGCCAAGCAACTTGACCATTTCATTCATGGCTGTAATTGCTATGCCTCGTTGAGTGGCAACGTTTTGATCTTCAATGAATGTTTGATATAGCAATGTGATTGCTTCTTCAATTTTTGGAATGTTCATGTCTTACTCCATAATAATTCTTCGGCTTTTTTTCTAGCAATAACAGCATCATCAAATGATTTGAAAGAACCAAGATGAATTAATTTTTTATTTGCTTTTATTCTTGCGTTCCATGTTTTGCATTGTTTGTTAAAAACAACGCCTGAGACACCAGATTGGTTATTGATTTGCAACGACCTGTTTTGTTGATTTGTGGATTTAGTTGCCAATCTTAAATTTGACAATCTATTGTCTGAACGTACACGGTTTATATGGTCTAAATCCATTGATGGAAATTCTCCATACACATACAACCAAGCAAGCCTATGAAGCAAATAATATTTGCCATCAATTCTTACTTGCATGTAACCATTTGATTTTGGATAACCAGCAACATCGCCATTTCGTTTCCATGTAAAGACACCTGTTTCCGCGTTGTAATCAACTTTTTCAAACAGCAATTTTTTAGTCATTTTTTGATTCATTTGTCAACTCCTATGCCGTGGGCGGCTTCAATGTCGTTGATTACAAGAATAATCCTGTCTTGCACAGGATAATCTTTACAAATATCTTTAAACGCCCTTCTAGCAATACTTTTCTTTTGCTCATCCGTCAGCGGCTTGCGGGGTTGTGG